AATAACAGCAGTGCGCATCTTGCGAGCGGCTCGTGGGCGCCTCGGCTTGTTTGCGGGCCTCCTTCGGGCTTTAACCATGATGAATTGGTAGTGTTTTCAGTATGCAGTGAACAGTCCTGCTAGCTCGTGGAGAGGCGTTGTTGTGGTATTGCACGAGGATTGGTAATCCCAAGGCCCCACGTTGATGGGGAAGGGCCTGAGCAGATGCTGTTCGAGAAGTTCCTGATCATCCGGCATGATTCCAAAGCCCTCCCAGAACTCAACGCGGGCGCCCGCACTAGGCTCCTGGTATCTGTGCTTTCGCCCAGTTGACCAGTAGTGCACCGCCCCGGAGTCCCTGACTTTGGCCTTGCGCCCAGGATCGACACGAGCCATGGACTCATATAGGGCGCCGAGCACCGGTACATTCCAGTACATGCTCAGTCCGCCCACACCCCGGGAGTTGATGATGGTGCGCGCAACACGCTTCGAGCGCATGTCGTGCAAAAAGACAGTGTCTCTCCGCACAGCGCGAGCTGGATTGCGCACCATAATGTCCCTCCCATCGATGCAAAGGGCGCGCATTTGGCAAAACTCCAAGTGGCGCACGTCCCATACGGTCGGCTCGGTCACCATGTTGAAGCCAAACCGCAAGAAGTATTCAGGCAACGCGGCGCGATACCTGTCAACATCTGCGGCCTCCAACATGACACCAATGTCATCTCCATTGTCGATGGCATCGGCCTTCTCAATACCCAGGTCGTCAAGAAGGCAATACATCATGAGCAGCATAAGGATGATGTTCCCGAGGCTTGTATTGAAGTCCCCAGACATCCTGACACCGTCCACGCGGTAACCAACCTTCCCATCCGGCATGAAACCAACCCCCTCATTGGTCTCCTGCCACCTGAGCAGCATTTGCAGCTCCTTGTCCATGTTGTACATATTCAAGTACCGCCTGTGCTCAATCCTCAGGGCCGGTTTAGACACATGCTGGTCAAACCTACTGGCGTCACTCGCCACGTACCCTGGCTTCACGAACCGCTCAGCCTTCCTTCGCACAACACCGGCCAGCTGCTCGGCATTTAAGCCCTTGGCAGCCACCGGTCCCACGCTTCCGAAGCGAACTCCCCACATGCGCTGAAGGGCACGATAAATTTCATGCTCTGCTGGCGCGAGGAAGCTCCCAAGGGCGACGTTGTACTCAGGGGATCTGGGGTTGATGAGCCTGGGGGGGCCCTTCTCCACGAGTTCCCTCTTCGGGAATGGCTTGACGTGAGCGTCCCTCTTGGTGAGCGGGCGTTGGAGGTATGTGGCAGCAGCTTTCTCGTACATCACGCGCTTCTGCCCCGTGTAACGTTTTGGGAAGTCCAAAACAGACATACGGAGGGGATGCTTGATGTACTTATCGAGTTGCTTGCCAGCGACTTCCAATCGTCGCATCGCCTGAGGAGCGGGCTTGGGGGGCTTGGCCACTTCCCCCCCCACAGCCTTAACCGTCAATATGCGCCCCACGACCGCTGCCAATGCGTTGTTCGTAGACGCATTATAGCAGCGGACGCCGCCAGGACCCACACAATGGTCCG